TCATCCGCAACTTTTCAGTTCCCTTTTCCCAATCCCAGATTGCTGTTACTCGGCCAAGTAAACCAGACGGCAATGAACGCGCAGCTTCAAGGACATTCTGCGCACCGCCCGGCAAGACAAACTTCGGGAGACAAGAACTCATCAGGACGTCAAGGGGTGCAAACCCTCTTTCCGCCTTGGATTTCTTCCAAAGTTTCTCCCACTTTCTTGTTAAAACTCGCTTCAACTCCAAAGCCTTCGTTTCTCCTGTGCAAGCCTTCGCAACGAACGGCGACTCCATCAATTCCGATCTCTCTACGGGCAGCTCAAAGGAGCTGTCCCAAAGGGCGGAGAGGTAAGATGAGTCGACTCGCTCTTTTACGAAAGCGTGCTCAGCAGGTGGCGACTCGCATAGGGAAGCCTCGGGGATTTCCAGTTCCCGATCCTTCGCGATCGCCCGGCTTACATACTCAGGAAAGTCGTTCTCCGCAGAGGGGAAGGGCCTTAGGGGCTTCCAAGCAGATATCTGCTTCGGAGCCTTTTGTCGGTCCCTCCCTACCACGGGGCTACTTTCCGAGAAATAATCCTTCACGTCCTCAGACCCAAGGGAGGGTCGGGGAGATGAAGAAGGGAGTTGAAGTGAATTCATGATCATAGTAGCCAACATTCTCTGTCGGGGGCTGATTTCTTTATCTAGCTCCCCGATGGGGCGTGTCCAGGGTAACCCAAGACCGCCAAGGTGTTCAGGCAGCCACCAGGACATTCCAGAGGGAACGTCCCGGAGAAGCCCACCTTGACGGGAATGGTATTTAATGAAAATACTCATGAGCTTACTATGATCTTTTGTCGGGTGCCCGCGCAAAAACTCGCGGGCACACTCACCTAAATCTGTAAATGTTCTTTTTTGACCACCTCTTATTTTTTTATCATTAAGGAGGCCGAAGTTAATGAAAGCTGAACGCTGAAAAGATTTTTCAACTGACAGTCCATTGGCGGGGCCTGCTACCCAATCTACCAACATAAAACCAGCCGAATTTATTTGTAACCAGTCCTTCGCTGTATAGCATTTGCCGACCGAGGGTTCCATCCCAATATGGTCAGCAAATCGTGCCCAGATCTTTCTCTCTTGCTCCGTGTAGAGCATCGTGCAGTCATCTCCGTTGACGGCTACCGGGAGCTGCGACAAAGGAACCTTACGTCTATGACGAATCAATTCCTTTTTCGCTTCCTCCTCGACAACCTGTCTACGGAACGAACTTACGCTATCGATATCATCTTCTTCATCGGCAAGATCTGCCCATGATTTAGATTGATAAAGAGAGTTATTCTGCCATTGAGTCTCCTCACCGAAGTTGTGTATATGACCAATTTCGGAATGGAACGCGAGACGGCAGATTGCGGCATTAACTATACAAAGTATAGGGAAGGACAAGATAGAACCCATCAATTGACCATTCCACTGCTTTACGGGATTGAGTTTTAGTTTTGGATCGTAATGGACCGTATGGCCCACTAACGATTTAGAACCAATTCTCCTGACCCAGAGGGGACCGTCCCCTCGCTCCATAAGCAAGTTCCAAGTAAACCTTGAAAAATGCGCACGGAGATTATCGGTTGCAGCGGAATAGTCGCCAGACTCCAAAGATCGGTCATCGTTCTCATCCCAAGGTGGGGGAGCCCACAAATTGTCGACATTCTTAAGGAATATTTCATTAAGATAGTCTTCAGTTACAGGCTTACCCACCAAAGAAAAAGCGCGATGGTCCTTCAAGTGCGTCCAAAGAGCCTTTTGGAAAGGCTTCAATATCCAATAAGGGACCACGGGTCCAGCTGTAACAGCTCGGACCTTGAGAGGTTCTAGGATAAAGGACGCTTGGCAGTCATACGACGGGTTCGAGAGTTTTTTTGCTAATCTTTTAGCGAGTATTTCCGAAGCCTTCTTGGAATCGAAGCGACGCTTCTCTATCACACCCGTATGCGGGTGATAGTGCATAGAGATAAGGGAACCTTCCCCTTCGTCTACTTCCATCAAGCAAGATCTCCAATTCAGCAGAATCTCCGTGGCCGCTCCTCCTTGACCTCTGGAACTAGTGTAGTGTCCATTGATCGAGGGGAACGCCGCTTTACGGGACTTTGGTCTTACCAACCTAGTCCCATCTGTTGAAGAAACCGGAATATCAGAGTGCTGAGCCAAAAGGTTCAAGGCCCAGCCCTTTGGAAATACTTCATTAACTATGCTACGGATAGAGTCCTCGACTTCTTTATCCATAGCAATTTTCATTTTCAGATTTTTAGGCTTAACTTTTTCCTTATTCGAGGAGAAGGACTTGAAAGAACGTCCTTTCTCCTTGTCACCCAGGGCTTTACGCTGTTTCTGGGCCGCTTCTACAATGACTTCCTCGGATGGAACGGGAGACCCTTTCTTTATTGAAAGGAGTGTCTGGGCTTTCCTAAAGGCAGAGGCGCGTGCGCTAGGATTTTTCCTAGCTTTGCGTCTCAAATTCCTTAGGACTTGCCCGTGAAATCTCC